ACCTCGGGCCAGTACACGAACGGATCACGAGTCAGCTGGATAACGTCCCAGTCAGCGTTCTTCACGGTCGCCAACATCTCCTCGGTCGGCTCGTCCAAATTGAAGGTCGGTTGCTTGCCGTCCTCTCCGCGCAGATCGTCAAAGCTGTTCCAGCAAGGAGCCGTGTGGATCGTGCCGCGTCGCATGAAGCGGTTCCACTCCTGGTACTCAATGCCGCTCGGATCGTGGCCTCGCAGGATGCTTTCGTAATCCGGCGCAAGGCGATTCGGTGCCATTTGCTGGAACGGGGTCCCATCTGGCAGCGTGAACGGAACACGTGCGCGGAAGTCTCTTCCGCCCCACGCTCCGATCATCACAACCGGACTTTCGTCATACGGTACCCTCGGAACTTCAATGTCCAGCAACCGAATGTCGCCGCCGACAGAAGCGTGTGCCTCGTAGAACTCGTCGACCAGTCGGTGCGACTCCGCAATCTTCTCCCGGCAGTATTGCTGATACTGCTCACGTGTCATCCTTCCCATTGTACTAATCACCTCCATTCATTAAACGGTCATTCACTACCGGCTGGCCGCTTGCCGTTCAGTCGTTCGGTATAGCGTCGCTTTTCCAACTCCTTCAACCAAGCGATATCCTGTTTCTGACTTTCGTCCTCCACTCGAATGTTCGCAAGGTGAGCGTATATATCGTCGTGGACTTCCTTGCGTTGCAGCTCGTCTGTATAACGTGAGCCGATAACGGCGGCCATCTCGTTCTGTAAGTTCGTCACACTAAGATGTATCGGAGCCAGCGCCATCGCCGTGTGTTGCACGCCCATCTGATACAGCGTGACCATGCCCAGCACAGCGGCAACCACAACCCCCCACTGCCAAGGACGATTCATACGATCAAAAACACCGCGTTGACTCGAGCTGAGGTTTTCCACCATCGACTCTACGCGGGCCATTGAACGAAGTAGCGTCGCCTGCCCCTCCTCCAGCCGAGTTACTCGCTTCTCGAGTTGAGGCTCTCCTTGTATATGATCAACCATGTCACTAGCCCTCTATGAAACGTTCAAGGTTATAGCTACTCTTGACGGGCCAATAACACATCATCACAGCATCAGCGAGGTTCGGAGACTTAGTCCCCTCCGGTGTCTTATCAACCACCAGCTTCAACTTCGCTCCTCTACTGGCTGTGACCTGACACAGCTCTTTTTCAAGGGCCCGGATTCGTTTTAGGCCTGAGTCGATACTAATGAGTGAGTCAGGGTCGTACTCAGCGCCCTCCTTAACAGCACGCCATGTCCGATAGAACCTGTTTCGTAGTTCCCACCAGCCCTGCGCTTTCAGGTTCGTGTAGAAGTCTTCGTTAGTAGGACTATCCCGGTCGTGTGGAATAACGCGACCCTTCGGATTGAGCACACCAGCCCCAGCGTTCCACGGTACCAATCGCAACCCCCGCGGTAGCTTGCCGGCATCCTCGAGGTTATTAGCCTCGCTCTTTACACCAGCACCAACGCCGACGCAGTCGTACTGAAGTTCAATAGGACCGCGATTCGTAACGTTCGCTATCGCGCGTCTCGCCGTGACACCAGTGTCCCGGGCGCCCCACTCATCGAGTTCACGTAAAACGATGCCCTGCCTCGACGCCTGTGCATTGGAGTCCCCACCACCATCGGCGACGTCAAGAGCAGAGCACCATTGTCCTGTCTCCGACAACCCTAGCTTGATATGCGCATCCTCTGCCGCACGGACCCACTCGAGGTCGATGATAATCCCTTCCACAGCGGCGGCGTAATTACGGTCCACTTCCTGTGCGAACACATGCTGTAGACCCTCCGCTTCAGCCTTCTCCTTACGCGTACGGTACCAAAGCTCGTTCTTGTCAGGGTGATCCCGCCAGTCCATAATGAAGACTTGCGTGCGACCCGGAGCTATTTCTCCAATCCACTCAACCCCGGCCTCTCGCTTGCGATGGAAGACGTTACCCAGACCAGCCACAGAGGAGATGTCAATAGGCACCCGAGTATTCTCAGACAGTGCTGCCTCGATTTTCTCAGGTCGCTCATAGTGTGCACTTTCATCTTTGAAGTAGATGGACTTGCGCCCACCTCTCCCGATGTTGTCCCCACCTTCCCCGGTTATGGTGGAACCTGTCACCGGATTGATAATCTTCATGAAGGAGGAGTGAGCGTCATTAAAACCTTCAGGAAGAAAAAACCGCGGCAACCCGCGTATCAACATCCTCATCTTCTCAAAGATGCTGTCAGGGTCACCGAGCTTGTCTACCAGCGCCTCCTTGCGTGAACCCCATCCCACCGAAGAGCCAGGATGAAAAAGCCAAAGCCAAACGGAGAACGCTGCACAGACCCACGTCGCCCCCATGTCCCGTGACTTCTCAATTAGTCCGGCTTCCTCCGCCTGAAGGCAAGCCCACAGAAACTGTATCAACTCCTGCTGCCGCGTGAACAGAATGAAAGGCAGCCGTATCGGTAGGCCCTTGAAGACGTTGCGAGGGTCAAACGTGTCACACCAATGGTTGATGAACTCGACCGGTCGTGTCTTATAGTATTCAAGCGCTCCGTATATCAGTTCCGGATTTTCCCTCATCCGTACTAACTGCTGCTGCCTCCATGCAAAAATGCCGACATAGTCAATCGGCCAGCTATCCGTTGTTGAGGGTATCCGCATAAGCCTCCGCAGCCTCCTGTGCCGTCATCTGACGGTGGACCAAGCGGAGCGGTCCGCCTCCTGGTCCCGTATGTTCCTGGACCTCCTTGAACGCGTTGACGTTGACGTGCTTACCGAGCAGTTCAAGATTACGAAGCTTATCAGGCCACTTGAGCTTCTTCAATAGCCCGATGTTCAAACGCTCGTCTCCACGACCCGCGAAAATTTCCTCGACTTCAAATTGACCTACGAACTGACGCCACACCTCCGGCCATTCCTTCACAGGCCGCAGTCGACCGTCTTCGTCGATGACGTCAATAATGTCCATCTTGTCGATGGTGACCAGACGCTCAAGCACATACGAAGCGTCAACCTCAAAGCGCTTGGCCGCTACCCGAGCACGCTGTTCTTCAAGCTCCTGTACGCGCACCACCATATCTTTTCGCCTGAAAAGGTTACAGGCACGGACATTGATAGTGGACCGCTTTTTCGTCTTTGCGGCTTCCGGGAACCCAGCCAGATAAGCCTCAGTCTTTGTACAGTCCCCGAGGACCCACGCCTGAGCCGCTTTCTCATGTTTCGAATTTCGTAGGACACCCATAGCAACCACACCGCAAAAGAAAAGCCGACAATTGCCGGCGGAGGTCCAAAACAGAAAGTGAATCTTGGACGGTGGGGATTGTACACCCTCTTTGTGGAATATTACAAGTTCGTTTTAATTAGTTCTAAAGCGCCCGTCTTACATACGTAGCAAAGGCTTCCTCCACTACCAAAAGCCGGTCAACCATACCGGTTATCCTACGGCGGTGGCTAGTGGACTGGACCCGTGTTAGATCCAGGTCCCGGCGCAGCTCCCGAGCTGACTTTTTTTCGCCCTCGCAAAACCACAGTAACGCTATATCGGCCAGGTGATTGTTCTCGAGGCCCATTAAAAGATAGTTTCGTAGAATTGACAAAGCACACTCGTCGTGCATGTACTTCGCCATGAAGATAATCCAGCCTACAGGTTCTTGTTCCCCGGCATGTACCAGAGCCAGAACAGTATCGTAAACGTGGTCTCTGACCACTGCACGTTTCACAGTAGTACCAGTGAACTCGAGCTTTGATCCTTTGAGAGAGAGCTGAACTGATAGTCGTTCTAGCAAGGAGTTCGTGTTCAAGTGTCGATACCTTACACCGGAATTAGCCGTCCTCCTATGCCTGGCCATCCGCTCCACCTCCCGTAAACACTGGCTCTGAAGGGTCTTGTTCATTTCTCAACCCCCTAACCGTGTTCTGAAGTATCGGTTCAAATTCCTCCCATGTCATAATCTCGATCACGTCTGGAATAGGCTCAATCGCCACATGCCAAGCTCCATTGTTTTCCCGGTATACCAAGCAAGGCGCTTTATTGGCGACCACAGCGGCTGCACACGCCTGATTCCACCAGTTCTGAAACCTCTTGGTGTCGATGTACAGTGGGAGCTTTTTCACGAGCTTTACCTCCACACTGAAGACAGGTACACCCACGAGGTCAGCACCTCCCACCTCAGCCTGCTGGTGGTTCCTACGTACACCATCTGTATCATCGAGCAAGCCCTGTAATGCCCTCCGAAACAAGTCCCGGACCTGTCGCTCCCCTCGCTTGCCTTTTCTTTTAGACATCATACCACCCATAGACACCTCCTATCGTATTATGGATCAGTAAGTTATATGAGATTGTGTTTACCGTTATGGATTATCTATAACACCAGTTCTTTATTTGAATCAATAAGTTATATATGTTTGTATAATGTTTAATAGCATGGGGGGTGAAAAATTTTCATTCTAATTAGGACTGTTGTGTATTTTCCCCGCTTGCCATTAAACCTTACACAATCTCCCATAACTTGTTGATCCACGTATTGAACCTCTGTTGGGACTGCCATTAAACATTCGACAACGACTATAACGCTCCCTCGTCGAAGTTCTTTGTCACAAGG